CATAGAGCGAAAAAAGAGAGAAAGGAGTAGAACGATGAATGAATCTTTTCTTACGATACTAGGCATATCAATGATTGCTAGTTTTATCACGAATTTAATTGCTTACTTAGCTGGTAAGCATCATCTGAAAAAGAAAATTAAAAACCACAAAATGTGGTTTGATTCTGAGATAGAGCGTATCAAGAAAAAGTATCATTTGTGATTTTTCTTGGATAATTTTTTCACAAATTGTTTTTGAAGATCGGAAGGTTGTTGCTTGTTCGCGAAATGACTAAGAGTGCTCATATTTTTTATTGCTACATCTGCAGATATTTCTCCTGAAATAGCTTTAAAAATTAGGTCATTTATCTTTAAGCCTTGGTCGGTTTGAGTGTCTAGTTGAGATACTTTTTCAAGTTCAAGTAATCTTAATTCGTGAGTTTGTTGCAGCGAATAAAGTTCTTGTGAGTGTTGCTTTTGCATTTTTTCCATATCTTGTTTAAATTGATTTTCGACATTTTCAAGCTCTTGTGAGTGTGCAATGTTAATTTTATCAATTTCATGCTTGCTGTTTCCTTTAGCAGCGATGTAAGACCACATGCCAGAAACAAAGGCAGGTATGGCAGCGATCGCAAGTGTTTCTATAAAACTAAAATTATTCATAAGATTTCTCCAATCATTTTATTTTGATTATACCACATTTGAAAGGTAGTTAGAATTGGAAGATAAAATCATTGAACTTGCTGATTACTTCATCAGCGAAAACACAACGTACAGAGAAGCTAAAATAGCGTGTGAGAAGCTATTTCTTCAAGTCAGTCATGAGATAGAACTCAGGGCAATGGAAAGTAGGACGAGGGTATGAAAGAAAAACTAAACGAATTTCTAAAATTCAGAAGCCAATTTACAAAACGAGAATGGTTTGAAATCAACCAAGCTGTCGAAGCTTGTTTAAATGAAAAAGCCGACCAGTTGAAACTGGACGACTCAGATGTAGAAATCATTTCTAAAAGACTAGGACGGTCTATCTAAAGAAAGGGTCAAACAAATGGCGTCTAACAGAACTATATCAGTAAATACATCAGAGCATGATGTATTGTTGACGGCAAGAAAAAACCACCCTGCTGTATTCGTCGATGGAATGTTTCTCGACGGAGTTGAGCGAGTGGAATTTACCAATCATTATCTGGAGAAGTGTGAAGTTGTTTTAACGTTTAACGATAGAGTTGAAACCAATCCCTTCCCTCTAAACGATATTACTTTATTAGAAAAGTTATTTGGTCAGAGTTCGAACGGTCAATCTTTACGGGATATTGTCGTGCAAACTCTTGAAGATGCTGATTAGCATCTAAACCATCAAAAAAAGAAACATGAACACTAAAACTTTCTTTTCCGTTTTTCTTGGTTCTATCAAATTCTTTGCCAAGGACAATTAGAGAAGCTTCTAATTGATAATCAGTCATAACATCACCTCCTTTCTAGCTTTATTATAGCAGAATTGCGAGGAACAAATAGAAAAATAAGGAGGTAGGAACGTGCCGAAAATGACATTGAGAGCAATAAGAACAAATTATAACTTATCTGCAAAAGAAGTTGCCGATAAACTTAACATTCATCAACAAACACTGTTGAAGTATGAGCATGATAGTTCAAAAATTCCAATGGATCTTTTAGATAAACTTGCTCGACTATACAATGTTGAAAAGGATTTTATTTTTTTAGGCAAAAAATACGAATTAAATCATAATCTAGGAGAGGTGTGAATGAACGAGCGAGAGTTATAGAAAGGGGATTAAATATGAGGTATGCAGTATATAATCAGGAATACTCATGGGAATTACACATCTTTGAATAATGCTTATGCTCAAGACAAACGTTTAAAGGCAACAACGATAGGTATCCTTACAGTAATCTTGATGAATAAGTCTGATTGGGTTGTGTATCCTGACGAGATTGCACGACGTCTAGGAATAAGCAGGCGCACCGTAGATGAGCACTTTAAGCTTTTAGAGAAAGCAGGCTATCTCAGAGTATATCGCTTAGGGTTAGGCAGAGGTAAAGGCGTAACGGTATATAGATTTTTTTCAGATATGCCTATTTCAGATGATTACTTTGAGTATCTAAAAACTAATCTTGAGAAAGAGTTATCCACAGATAACGGAGTTTAAAAATACAGTTGGAAAATATTGCCATGTGTAAAATTGCCATGTGTAAAATTGCCATGTGTAAAATTGCCATGTGTAAAATTGCCCTCTAATAAGTACTAACTATACAACAAGTACTAACTATACAATAATCTAAGCCTAACGGCACTAACTTAGTAATAACTACTAACTTACAACAAACTAATACTTCTCTAAAAAATAAAAGAGAGAAATTTCAATTTTAGGACTTTGAAAAATAGGAAAGGAGAAAAAATGAGACCAAGACGATATCCGTATAGTGGGAAAAAGAGTCCACCTTTGTAAAGGCCGACCCTGAGTTAGTTGAAAAACTTTTAAGAAACACTAGTTATCTTGAGTGTTTACAAAAAAAGCCTATCAATTTTCAGATAGACTCAGAAGAATTTAAGCGTCTTAGCTATGAAGCCATTCATGATACTTCTCAAGTAACTCAATAGTAGTTATTACAGAAGTCAAACCACTGACCTTCCCCAGTTGCAATCCGTCTGTATGGTCAATCTGTTTAGTAGCTTCATTAGCTTTAGCAGAGATAGCTTGCATATCTTCAGCTGTTAAAGATTCTCGAAAATCTTTAAAGGATTTCATAAAAACTCCTCCTTTCTATTGGAATTTTGACTAAAACGGTGAGAGGTCCTAGTCGAGATTATTATAGCAATTTAGGAGGATATTACATCGGTCTTGAGGCTGATTTTTGGAGGCAATATTGGAAGATAAAATCATAGAACTTGCTGACTACTTCATCAGCGAATCTACAACGTACAGAGAAGCTAAAATAGCGTGTGAGAAGCTATTGAAACAAGTCAGCCATGAGATAGAACTCAGGGCAATGGAAAGTAAGACAGTCTAGAAGACAACAAAAAGCACCTGACGGCAATCAGGCGCATACTAAAAAACTTTACAAGAGGATTATAACATGAATATGAACTTAAATACAAATGAAATTTTAACAACTACTGAATATGATATGTTTCGCAAAATTAGTAATAGAAAAATAACTGAAAATCCTAAATTGGAAGAGGAGCTACTTTCTGAGGGACAACGTCAGCCGATTTTGGTAAATGAAAAAATGGAAGTTATCGACGGGCAACATCGTCTTTATTACTTGAGAAAACATAGAAAACCAGTGCGCTACATAATTGATCCGACCGCTAATTTCAAGACAGTAATTTCGATGAATACATCAGCTGTCAACTGGGCATTACAAGATTATGTGTATTCGTTCGCTTTAGAGGGAGATCCTGAATTTGTTAAATTAGCTAAATTTTTAGACGAGAACGAATTGCTTAGTGACAAGATGGTAATCGTAGCTGGTTCAGGAAGACGTGATGGTACGGCAGCACACGTAGTCAAAAAATTAAAAAAAGGCGATTATGTATTTTCAAACGAAAAACAGTTAAGAGAATTTTGTAAGTTCTACGAACGCGTTTTAAACGAAACAAAACTGCCTAACAAACCATTTTTACAATCTGTTTTATGGACTTTGTATACAACATCAGTTTTTGATGAAAACAGAATGTTGACACAATTGAAGAAATCAGATTTGACATCAGAAGATATCGAAGGATTTGCAAAGAAAAAATTGCTATTAACTTTTTTAGAGCTATACAACGGAAGATGGAGTGACGATCATCCTTCTTTAATTCAATACTTTATCAACAGAAAAGGGTCGTTAACAATTCCTAGTTTGCCTAAACAAGATGAAGATAATTAAAAAAGTAGGAAGATAAAATGAAAGTCACAGTATATGTTTACGGCCGAAAATTAGAACCAGATGAACCAATTATCATCCCAGAAAATCATCGTTTTTATGACATTTGGAACGGAATTGTAAATGAAATGCTCGACAACGAGGAGGATGTAGCTTAATGAAACTACTTACTAAATTAAAACTCAGACTCGAAGGAGTTCTTAAATCAGTCAACCTTGACTGGAGAGAGGTAGCAGTCGAACTTATGAACGACCTATTTGAGGAGCGCAAGCGTCGCTTTGCTTTCGAGCAAGAAAACTATGACTTGAAGCAGGAGCTTGCTGCCTACAAGTACAAAGAAAACTTTGATATCAAGGCTAGACTGCAAGGAGAAATGTAGATGTACATTATATCGATTTATGTCAAGAATACTGAAACTGGAAACGAGGATTTCAGTTTGATTGGACGTGATTTCTTACCGACGGGGCACCAAGACTATATTGCAAGAGTTTTTGGAACAAAAGAAGAAGCGATTGATTACTTAAAATCTATATCTTACATCGCATCAGGTGTTCATGGTAACGATTGGGTTTATCAAAATGAAAAACTACCAGAAATTGAGTCACGTTGCCGAATTTGGAAAGTAGGAGAATAAAAGGAGAACAATATGTTTAAAGCACTAAAAACAATCAAAAAAAATCAAACAACTTCAGAAAGAAATGCACGCTTTCAGCCTTGCGTTTCTAGCTCTACAAGATATGGGCTTGATGCCAGAAACTGAAAGAAGTAAGGCAAAGGCTCAAACAATGCACGATGTAAGCCGCGTACTCAAGGACGTCTTGGACGGCAAGTCGGTAGATGAAGCGATAAAGCGTCTAAATAGCGAAGTGAAAGCTGAAGAGGTGGGGCAGAAAGATGACCAGAATTGAACTTGAAAACCGTGTATGGCTTTTGGCTAATCATGAAGAAAAAAACGAATTGCTGGATCTTGGGCTAACGTCAAAGACCAGATATGTGAAGCGAGTTCTGGAACTAGGAAAGGTGTATGCTCATGTTTGATTATGACAGAGATATAATGCAACCGCCTGAAGAACGAGAAGAACGTGACCCAGCTGATTGGATTTTCAGCGCTGGTCAATGGATCTATGTAGGAGATTGTTAGCCTATGAATAGAGAACACAACGAAAGGTAGAAGGAAATGACGAATAATCAAATTGTAGAAGCAAAAGGCGACTTTTTAACCAACCCACAGCTACTTAATAGCGGTATTATCAGAAAGTATCTTGACCCACAAGGAAAAGCTAGTGATGAGGAGCTTGCCTATTTTATAGCTCAAGCCAAAGCCCAAAACCTCAATCCATTTACAAAAGAAATTTATTTTATCAAGTATGGAACTCAGCCAGCCCAGATAGTCACTGCCAAATCAGCTTTTGAAAAGAAAGCAGATAGTCACCCGCAATTTGATGGCAAAGAGGCAGGCGTAATCTATCTGATGGATGGTGAAATTAAATACTCAAAAGGAGCATTTATTCCTAAAGGTGCTGAAATTCTTGGCGGTTGGGCTAAGGTGTACCGCAAAGACCGTACTTACCCAACGGAAACAGAAGTATCTTTTGAGGAGTACGACAATTCTAAAATACGTGCAAGAGTTAAGGAACTGACACAACAAGGTAAAGATGTTACTTATCCAGTGATGAACTCATACGGTAAGCCAATAGGTGAGAATAATTGGGATACTATGCCTTGTGTCATGATACGAAAAGTAGCTCTAGTGTCAGCTTACCGTGAGGCGTTTCCTGCCGAGCTTGGAGCAAGCTATGAGGCTGACGAAATTCAGCTGGATAACACACCTAAAGACGTCACTCCTCAAGAAAGCCGTGAGGATGTCGTAGCACGCAAGATGGCTCAGATTGATCAATTCAACAAAGAGCAAGAGGCAAATCATGCAGATCCTGAACCTGCTAAAACTGAGGAGCCAATCCAGGGCGAGTTGCTAGACGGTGAACTTGAATATTAGGAGGACAACATGCAAGAATTACAGGTTATTGATGATAAGAAAATCAATAAAATCTATGAGATGATCACAACGGATGAACTTACTAGAGAGTCTTTTGAAAAAGACCTCATAGAGGCTACTGAGAAGTACAAGGACTATATTCCTACAGCTGGAACTCTCAAAGACGACAAGGCAAAGCGGGCTGAATTTAACAAGTTAATTGAGTCTAAAAATCGTATCCGTATTGACACTAAAAACTTACTATCAGAGACAGCTAACACATGGGATAGTTATGCTAAGTCAATTATTGACCCATTTGCAACCGTAGTTAGTGAATTTGACAAAGGTATCAAGGAAATCGAAGAACATCAAAGACAACTAAAAATAGATACGGTTAAGAGTTACCTAGCCAACAAATCAGCTGAGTACATGCTGGATCCTCGTCTCTTTGATGAAAAGGCCCTTGAGTATGTCAAAGCTAGCGATTTTATGGCAGATGGCGTGACGCTTAAAAAAGCCACTATGAAGTCACTTGATGACATGGTCACATTTGAATTTCAGAAACAACAAGAATTTGAAAAAGCCAAGTCAGCTATTTCAGGGTTATGTGCTGAGTACGGCATGACTGACTCACCTTACATTAGACAGCTGAAAGACTTGACTCTTGCTGAAGTCTTTGGACAAATCAAAGCTGATTATGAGTTTGAAAAGCAAAAGGAAGAACTCAGACAGGATCTAGAACGAGCAGAGCGATCTAATCAGGAGCTTTTAGCAGCCCAACAAACCAAACAGCAAGAACAGGCTCCAAAATCAACGGAAACCCCAAATTTTGACCCAGAAACGGGCAAAATCTTGGACGGTGGACAAATCCTCCAAAATGAGCCTAACGCTCTTAGAGGGGCTGAAAATGACCTAAAACGATATGCCCAAAAAATGACTTTAGAGGTGTATTTTGTAGACACAGCCGAAAAAGACCGTTTCAAGGCTGGTCTAAGTCAACTCGGATTTGATTTTAAAAAGAACTATCAAGTCAGGGGTTATCAACGTATCGATCCATTAACTCAGGCTGAGCTAAATGAACAATGTGGGTGGTAAGTATGACAGAAATTGAAAAAATTTCAGAAGAATTGGCTGAATATGGGGTGCCTGATGAGTTAATAGGAAAAATAGAGGACCTATTAGCGACTCTGTATGGCGAAAAAAGGAAATTGGAGATAGAAAAATCTTGGGATATTTCTCCAGAGTCAATGGGGAGGGTAACCATGGACATCAGAAAAATATCTGACAGCGTAGCCATCTACTCGGACGGCAAGAAATTGCAGGTTATCCACAACCTAGGGGATGAGTTTATCCTAGATTTTAAGGTGGGAGAGGATAGCGTCTGGAACCTCAATGGCCAAGTCGTAGAAATTATTGACATGATTGAGCCTGTCTTTAAAGTTTTCAGCTTTTGCTCAAAATCTGGAGAGGGTATGCAACGCTTAAAACATGCTATCGTTCACTTTGAAAAATTTGAGCAGTACATCAGAGATAATCAGGAAGACCTGATGATCTGGTGGCACAATCCAGGAGGGGAATATGATTAAAACCGTATTTTTTTCATGTGATTATCCACATCATGAGGTGATTGACGACCAAATAAATAGTTGGCTTGCCGAAAATCCAGGCATTAAGTTGATTGACATCAAATTTCAATCAAATGTGTCTGCTGTCGCTGACAGTGGAGTCAGTGCTGAATATTGGCATACATCCGCATTGATTATTTACAAAGTTCCCTCAGAGAACAATATAAGCAGTATTAATTCAAATGGTTTAGGTTTCATAATCAGCTGTGAGAAATGTGGTAGCTTATCAATAATCAAGGGAAAAGATGTAGGTCAAAATGTATGTTATGAATGCAAAGGAGAGAAATAATGAATGATTTTATCAAAGAGATTGGGATGGCTATCCTATGGATGTTTTTAGGGTATCTCTTGGGAGAGCGTAGCACTAGAGGGGGACAAATCAGATGATCAATAACGTCACACTGGTTGGGAGGCTTGTAGCGCCTCCTGATCTACGAAAAACGCCTAATAATGTATCTAGTTTACAGGGCACGCTTGCAGTCAATCGCAATTTCAAAAACGAAAATGGAGAGCGTGAGGCTGATTTTATCAATTTCCAAGCGTGGAGAGGTACAGCTGACATCATTGCTCAGTATTGCAGCAAGGGCTCACTTATTGGGATCATTGGGCGCTTACAAGTTAGGTCTTACGAGAAAGACGGTCAGCGTCGATATGTGACTGAAGTAATCGCTGAGAGTGTAGCTCTGCTAGAGAGTCGCAACAGTCAGCACGGACAAGGCAACAGTTTCCAAAATGGGAATAGCTCACCTTTTACCGATCCTAACCCCTTTGACCTCCCAAATGACGGTTTGCCGTTTTAGGAGGGACAGTTAGTGGAAATAGATAAGATTATAAAAAAAGATGTCTTGGAATTTATGGAAACAATTTCTGATAATAAAATTGATGCAAGTAAAATCAATGTGACAGAACGTATTGCTATCATCATTGAGAAACAAAAAATAGAGGTCGTTACGACTCTAAACTATGATATGAGCATTAGCTTTGATAACAAAGACACGGCTCCTACACTAGATGACAATGGTGACCTTTTTGAACCGGTCTACAAGTGCAAAGTTAAGGCAATTCCCAAAAATGATGTATTTTTCACCTCATTAACACGGGTCAAGAGCAATACCAAGACGTTACAAGAGGTTAAAAAATTCTTTGAGTTCGTAAACGAAAACAGAGAAAATCTCTTTGAGATGGCAGGATTTAAGGGGGTTCTTGAATGAAATTGACCCTGAACATTGAGCCTAAACCTCAATCACGGCCAAGGTTTGCAAGACGTGGGAGTTTTACCACAACTTACGAAGACAAGGATATGAAAACATGGCGTAATCATTGCCAGCTGCTCATTGCTAATCAGTACATGGGTCAGCCTATCCTTGAGGGAGCTTTGAGGACACGGCTTAGATTTTATATCAAACCTCCTCAGTACATTTCTAAAGTCAAGAAGAACCAACAGGCCCTCCTGGATGAAATTATACCAGTAGGCAAAAAGCCTGACATAGATAACTACGAAAAAGCGCTATATGACAGCATGTCAGGGATCGTCTTCCAGGACGACGGTCAGATAGCGCTACATGATGTAGGCAAGTTCTACAGTCTAAATCCACGGATAGAGGTTGAGATTGAGGTCATGAAATCCCTGAGTATTTGAAGAAATGAGGAGCAGATGGCTGACTACGCATTATATCAAGGTGATGTGTTTGTTACGCTTGGAACATTAGCGCAGATCAGTAGCGAGACAGGAATTACTGAAAGGATGTTAAAGTATTACACTTACACATCACACCAAAGACGACACCCAAACGGTAGGGCCGTTATTAAAATTGAGGAGGAAGATAATGAGAATTAAGACGGAAAGCGGAGGAGTTGGAAGATGATGGAAGAGTTAAAGCAAAAAGTTAATGAAGTATACAACTGGACGGTAGAAGACGGGAAGCCGCAACCTCCCAAGCAAGATTTACCACAAG